CTCGATCAGGCGCGAGAAATCCATGAGCGATCGGCTCAAGCGATCGATTTTGTAACATACTACGATATCAATCCGCCCCGCCTGGATGTCGCGGAGCAACCGTTGCAGCGCAGGACGTTCCAGCGTGGCCCCGGAAATACCTCCGTCATCATAATGGTCGGGGACAAGCATCCAGCCCTCGGCTCGCTGCGACGAAACGAAGGCCTCCGACGCGTCGCGTTGCGCGTGTAGCGAGTTGTATTCCTGGCTGGTCTGCTCGTCAGTGCTGACGCGGGTGTAGACGGCGCAGCGGAGTTTTCGCACAGTGGCCGGTGTGGCGGCGGCATCGCGATGGCGGCGCGTCATGCGTCACCTCATCAACACCGGTAGTGTAATTTCAGTCGGTTGCCGTCCGTCCATGATGGCCTCGACTATATCCGGCGCCAGAAGCGTCAGCGCCAGGAGCCGGCCGAGATATCCGCGGTCCAGATTCTCGGCTGCGGCCAGTTCGCTGATCGTCCCATAACGCCCGTTCTCCAACATCCGTCTCCAACGGAACGCGCGGGCCAGCGCCTTCACCAACGCCGGATCGCCACGCGTGACCGCGATGTCGGCTGGGGTTCGGGACCTTGCATCGGTCGCCACCCCATCCGGCGAGATGATCATCTTCCGCCCGCCCCGCCGCCGGATCGTCAATGGCACCCTCACCGTCACGCTGGTCACGCTCGTCATGCCGCCCTCCGTTTATCACTGCCGGGGATAGCGAGTTCACGCGCCAGCCCGGCGAGTCCGTCGAGGTTCAGTTTGATCTCCGCCCCGGCGTCGCTAACCGTGATCCGCTCCACCAGGAGCCGGACGATCCGTGCCTGTTCGGCGGGGAATAGTTCGTCCCACAGCGGATCGAGCCGGGTCAGCGCGTCACGCACCTCGGTCTCGGTGATGTCTGGCGCCTCGGCTTGCGCAGTGCGCCATGTACCGACCATGATCTCCGGCTGGCGGAGCAGCGCCCGGACCTGCTGCATCACCAGACCTTCGATCTCGCCAGCAGGCAGGCGGCGGAACGATGCGTCGTTGGCACCGCCCTTAAGCACGGCCTGGCTCACATAGTACCGGTAAAGCCGCCCGCCCTTCCGCGTGTGAGTCGGCGACAGCGCCCGGCCATCGAGACCGAACAGCAGCCCGCGCAGGAGCGCCGGTGTCTGGGCACGAGCATGTCCAGCGCGGACGCGCGGGCTCTCCTGCATGATGGCATGAACTCGGTCCCAAAGGGAGCGCGGGACGATGGCTTCATGTTCCCCTGGGAATGACTGCCCCTTGTGCACCGCCTCACCAAGATACACCCGGTTGGCCAGCAGCTTGGCGATCGACCCCTTGTCGAACGGCCGCCCTGTCTTGGTGACGAGGCCTTCCTGCCGCAGCACCGGGAGCAGCTTCGTCGCCGAACCCGTTTCGGCGAAGCCCTCGAACACCCGGCGGACCGTGGCGGCAGCCGTCTCGTCCACCAGCAGCTTGCGATTTTCCACCCGGTAGCCAAGCGGCACCGGCCCACCCATCCACATGCCGCGGGCGCGGGAGGCGGCGATCTTGTCCCGCACCCGTTCGCCGATGACCTCACGTTCGAACTGGGCGAACGATAGCAGGATGTTCAGCGTCAACCGTCCCATGCTGGTCGTGGTGTTGAACGACTGCGTCACCGACACGAACGTCACGTTGTTCGCGTCGAAGACCTCGACCAGCTTGGCGAAATGCATCAGCGAGCGGGACAGGCGGTCGATCTTGTAGACCACGACGACATCAACTCGGTCCGCCTCGATGTCCCGCAGCAGTCGCTGCAGCGCAGGCCGTTCCAGTGTAGCGCCGGAAATCCCGCCATCATCATAATGGTCAGGGACCAGCATCCACCCCTCGGCACGCTGCGATGAGACGAAGGCCTCAGACGCGTCGCGCTGGGCGTGCAGCGAGTTGTATTCCTGGCTGGTCTGCTCATCGGTGCTGACGCGGGTGTAGACGGCGCAGCGGAGTTTTCGCACAGTGGCCGGTGTGGCGGCGGCATCGCGATGGCGGCGCGTCATGCGTCACCTCGAGCGCGAAGTCCGAAAAACGTCCAACCGTTCCAGCGTGTTCCGGTAATGGCGCGGGCGATTGCAGACAGCGACTGGTAGGGCCGGCCCTGCCATTCGAACCCATCGCGTTGCACGGTCACGACGTGCTCGACGCCCTGCCATTCCCGCAACAGACGGGTGCCGGTGATCGGGCGCTGTTCCTGCCTGATGCGGCGCAGGGTGATGTTCTTGCCGTCGATCTGCTCGCCCAAGGCCTCAAGCTGCTTAACGATCTCAGGTTTCAGCCCGCCGTAGGCCAGTTCCTGGATCCGGTAAGCGAGGCGGCTCTCCAGGAATTTCCGGCTGTAGGGCGGCGGCTCCGCGCCGAGCAGCGCGCTCCACTGGTCCTTCAGGTCCGCCATGCTTGCGTCCGCCAACGCCGCCAGACGGCCGAGCACGTCCTGTTTCGGAATGGCTGGGATCGTGGTGGCGGGCGGTAGTTCCGCCCGCGAGGTCTTGGCTTTGGTCATGCGTGTCTCCGTGAAGTCGGGTTCGCATGACGGCGCTGGGGGGCCACGGAGTGTAGGCGAAATTCTCCGTCAGCCCCGCTTTCCGGTGCTTTGGCCCCGACATTGCGGCTGCGCAGCCGCACCAGCCCGCGGGCCAGGATGGCGCAAACCTCGCGAAGGTGGGGTGGGAGGCGCGTATTGACGGAGGATGCTGCGGTGGCGCCGGGGGATTGCATGCCGCCACAATACAGACCGTCACCCCAATCTGGGGAGTGCGAATTTGTAGCGCTACGTATCTTGTGAATTCATCGGCTTGGCCGCCCTTACGATCCGATTTGTCGCCCTAGCCAGATCACCCGGCCCACGACAGCGACGTCGTCCGGGCGGACGCCATGCTGCGACTCGTAATGCTTGTTGTCGGAGAGGATCGAAAGGCGACTGGTCGCCACCTCGGCCTGCAGACGTTTGACCTGCAGCGCACCGTCGGTGCGGATGACATAGATCCCATCCTTCCGCTGGGGTCGCGTCTGGCCAAAATCGACCAGCACGGTATCGCCCTGGCGTAAGGTCGGCTCCATCGAATCGCCGTCGACGGTGATCACCACCAGACGATCCAGCGGTGCGCCCGTGATCGAACGGACCCACTCCTCGCGGAAGGCAATCCGGTAGAGCACGGTTTCCTCGTCGATGGTGCGTCCCGGGCCGGCTGAGGCCTTGGCATCATAGACCGGTAGCAGGACCCAACTGTCACCAGCCATGCTGACGATTTCAGCGGCCAGGGGCGTGCCGGGACGAGGTGGGAGCCGCTCCGGCTTGCGGCTGGCACGCTGTCCCAGGAGTGCGGACGCCTGCTCGGGTGTGGCGATACCGCCCTCGACCACCGGAAGTTCCTTGCCGAACAGCAGCGTCTGCCAGGTGATGCCGAGCGGGGCAGCCAACTCACGGGCGGCGCGCGGCGTCAGGGGCCGGCGGCCGCTTTCATAGGCGCGGTAGGTAGCCTCCGGAATGCCGGCCATGCGGGCCAATTCGGCACCACTGCCAATGCCTTGTTCCTCACGGATGCGCTTGAGACGGTCTGCGGTCGATTCCATGCGTTGCACTTTGTAGCGGTTTCGGGCCGCTCGTGTAGCGCGAAAAAATTTGCATTACAAGTCTTGTTGGGTCGCGCTACTTTATGTTCCTGTGCGGCCATGGACACACAGCCATACCCACACATCGCGCGATCCGGACGCCCCCGGCGAGCCGCTCCGCGTCCCGTTCCGCCACCGGCCAGCTTTGCCGAGGTCATCGCGCTCTGGCCGAGCGCCAATGATCTCGCGGCGGTTTTGGATGTCGAGGCCGTCACCGTCCGGGCCTGGCGCAAGCGCGGCATCCCAGCCCGTTATTGGGCCGCCGTCGCGCTCGCCGCCCGGGTGACCAACCGCCCGGTCGATGAGCGCCTGCTCGCCGAACTCGGCTCGCTGCGGAGGCACCGTCATGGGTAAGGCCTCCCGCGACAAGGGGCTGCGCCGCGAGCGCGCCATCGTCGATGTCCATGCGAATTGCGGCATCCAGGCCGAACGCGTGCCGCTGTCCGGCGCGGTGCGGTACCGGGGCAATGGCGCCGACGTCGATCTCTATGTGCGCGGCGATACGCCGATCAGAGCCGAGGTCAAGGCGCGTGGAACCGGCGATGGGTTCCGCACCCTGGAGCGCTGGCTTGGTGGCAGCGACGCCCTGTTCCTCTGGCGCGACCGTGCCGCACCGTTCGTCGTGCTGCCCCTGCATGTCTGGCCGCAGATCGCCGGACGCAGTGCCAGGCAGGCAGAGCCGGATGCAGATGCCGAGCGTCGTGCTCGCCGCCGCGACGCCGAACACGGGCCGCTGCCGCCATCCGACGCCATCGCCGGCGCGACCGCGCCCGATCCTTCCCCCGCCAACCTCAACCATCCCTTGGAGAAAGCATGCTGAGCAATCGTATCACCATGGCCGACTTGCGTGGCATGGATGCCGCCCAGGCCGCCGATATCCCGCCGGACCAACTCGCCCTCCTGCAAGAGGAAGCCCGGTCCACCCTCGACATGGCCAAGAAGGCGCTGGACTGGATCGAGAGCGTGATCGCGCTCCGATACGAGCAACGCGCGATCGCCGCCCGCGGCGCCGCAGGCAAGGACGTCGGGACCGTCCGGTTCGACGATGGGCCTGTCACCGTCGTCGCGGATTTACCCAAGCGCGTTGATTGGGACCAGGCCCGCCTTGCAGAGCTGGCCTATCGCATCCGTGCGGGCGGCGAGAACCCGGGCGATTACGTCGAGGTCAGCTTCAAGGTCGCCGAGCGCGCCTATGCCGCCTGGCCTGCGTCAATCCGCACCGAGTTCGAACCAGCCCGCACCGTCCGCACCGGACGGCAGACCTTCAAGCTCATCCTCAATCCCGACGACGAACCTGCAACACGGAGGATCAACCCATGACCTGCATGGCTGACCGCGTTCGTGCCGCAGGCGACAACGCCATCCCGATGTTGACAGCGCTGCACATCAAGGCGGCCGCCAACGCCTGCATGGCGCTCGAGGCGCTGGGGCGGGACGACGACGACGGCGGTCCCGACCCGGAGGAAGCCAAGGAGCGGCTCAGCCGCGTCATCCGCCTCCTCATTCTCGGAGAAGCATGATGGCCCTCCGCATCGTTACCGCCGACGAACGGCTGTCGCACGCGGCGAACAAATCCACCGTCGCGCTGTTCGGCCCAACCGGCTCGGGAAAGACCATCCAGCTCAAGCACCTGCCGGCACGGGAGACGGTCTGCATCGACCTCGAGGCCGGGCTCAAATCCGTGCAGGACTGGCGCGGCGACAGCCTGCCGATCCGTACCTTCGACGATGCCACCGCCGTCGCCTGTCTGATCGGTGGCGTAAACCCCGCCGCGGCGCCCAGCGAATTCTACTCGGAGAACCACTACCAGCATCTGCGCGGTAAGCACGCCGACCTGGCCCGCCTGCTGGACGGGAAGTCGATCATCTTTCTCGACAGCCTGACCGACCTGACCCGGCAGGCGATGGCTTGGGCGAAGACCAGGCCCGAGGCGTTCAGCGAGAAGACCGGTAAGCCCGACACACGTGGGGCCTACGGCCTGATGGCCCGTGAGGTCATTGGCCTGCTCAAGCACCTGCAGCACGCGCCCGGCAAGACCACGATCATGGTCGGCATTCTGGAAAAGGTTACCGACGAATTCGGCAAGAGCACCTGGCAGCCACAGATGGAGGGTGGCAAGGTCGGTCGCGAACTGCCGGGCATCGTCGACCAGGTCGTTTCATTGGCGCTGTTCACCCGCGATGGCGACGGTCCCTGGCACCACGATCCCGAGCGCGGCACCGAACGTCGCTTCGTCTGCAAGGCCGGCAATGCCTTCGGCCTGCCCGCCAAAGATCGGTCCGGCCGGCTTGATGAGACCGAACCGCCCGACCTCGGCGCCCTCCTCCGCAAGATCAACGCAACCCGCAGCACTCAGGGGTAACCCATGACCTATGACATGAACGATGCCGAACTGCCGCGCAGCTCGGAAGCCATCCCGGATGGCACTTTCGCCAAGGTAACGATGACCATCCGCCCCGGCGGCGTCGATGGCGAAGGAGAGTTCGATCGTGGCCTGCTCAAGCGGTCCCAGACGCCCGGCAGCGACGTGCTGCAGGTCGATGCCGAATTCACGGTGGTGACCGGCCCGCATGCGCGCAGGAAATTCTGGCAGCAGTTCACGGTCACCGGCGGCAAGGTCGATGAGAAAGGCGTGTCGATCGGCTGGAAAATCTCCAAGGGGCAGTTCCGAGCGATGATCGATAGCGCCTTGGGCCTCGATCCACAGGATATGTCCGAGGCAGCGCGCGGCAAACGGATGCTGCGAGGCCTGGCGGACCTGTCCGGCATCACCTTTGCCGCGAAGATCGGCACCAGGCCCGCGAGCAGTCCAGCCTACAAGGACAACAATCAACTCGATCATGTGGTTCTGCCCAGTGAGCCGGAATACCGCCCGGTCATGGCGGGGGAAATCGTGCCGCCACGGCCAAGCCCGCGGGCACCTCGGGCGGAGACGCCGGCGGTTGGGGCAACCTGGACAACGCCGGCCTGGTCGCAATCGGACGGGACGCCGCCGGCGACTGCGCCCGCCGCAGCGCAGCCGGCATGGGCACCAGCGAACACGCCGCCCACCACACCGCCGCCGACGGCGGCCGCACCGGTCGCGGGTGGTCCGTCCTGGCTGAACGGCTGAGCCGGGCAATGCGACCATGGCGCGCAAGCGATGGGCGACGGCACGTCGAGGCGTGCCGGCCCGAGGGGGCACCGCAGTTCCTCTGCCGGCCACCGCCGCGGATCAGGTGGCTCGCCTGGTCTGCGCCCTGTGCGGTCGGGTGGCGACAGGGTTCGGCTACACGCACGAACTCCGCTGGGGCGCGTTCCCGACCCACAGGTTCTGCTCAATGGAATGTTGCGACGCCGGCGGCGCGCTCGCGCGAAGGAGCGGTGGCATGATCGACAAAACACCGATGGAAACGCAGGCGATCAAGGATGCGCGGCGTCCGTTCGCGGAGGCGCTGACAGATCTTGGTCTGATGGCGCCGTTCCATAACCGAACCGCCGGGGACATCGACCGCATTATCGAGGCCTGCGTGGATGGGTTCCAGGCATCGGTGCGGCGTCAAGCTGCGGCGCGGGACCCGCTCGATGACGAAATTCCATTCTGAGACGGAATAACAATGTTAAACCTGAACCACGGGTCCGGTCTGGTTTACGGGCGTCCGCCACGGCCTCCCGACAACGCAAGCGACCGGATCAATACAGTTATCGACACAGCATTGGTCGCGCGGAATCGGCAACAGAAACCTCGCGACTATCTTGGGGGAAGCCGCATCGGTGAAGCCTGCGCACGCAAGCTGGTCTATGAGGTCACACACACGCCGAAGGATCGGGACAAGGACTTCGGTCCCGCTATCCTGCGCATCTTCGATGCGGGTCATCAGTTCGAAGACCTGTCAATCCGCTGGCTGAAGGAAGCCGGCTTTGAGCTTCGCGATCGCGGCCGCGACGGCGAGCAGATCGGCTTCAGCGTGGCGGGCGGCAGGCTACGCGGTCATGCCGATGGCGTCATCGTCGCCGGTCCCGATGTTGGAATCCCGTGGCCGGCACTGTTCGAACACAAAGCGCTTGGGTCGAAATCCTGGAATGATCTGGTCAGGCGCGGCCTGCGGCACTCGAAGCCAATCTACTTCGCGCAGGTTCAACTCTACATGGCTTATCTACGTCTTGATATGGCGCTGCTGACCGCGCTGAACCGCGACACGCTGGTCCTGCACCACGAGATCGTTCCGTTCGACGCGAATGAGGCGCAACGCCTGTCCGATCGGGCGGTCGACATCCTGCGAGCGGCCGATGTCGGCGAACTGCCGCCACGCATCGCTGCCAACGCCGATTTCTATCTCTGTCGGTTTTGCGCCTACGCAACCCGCTGCTGGGAGAGTGCGACATGAACCCGTCAACGGCATTTGCCGCTATTCCCCGTGCCTACACGCTCAAGCGACATATCGCGCGGTATAAACATCGTTTCTGGTGCCCGATCGACGTGGCCGGCGCTCTCGCGGCCCCGATCTACCTGTTCCCCGATCAGGACCGGTTTGACGGCGATGATGTCGAAACGATCTCGATCAGAAACCTTGACGGCCCACTGAGACTCCCCCATGATCACGTCATCTTCGAAGTGACCGAACAGTTGCACCCGGGCGGCTGCCTCGCATCCTACGCGATGGCAACTGAGACCGGTGTCCAAAGTCTCCTGTTTCGGTTCGATGCCGCACGCAAGGTGTGGACCGATGTGCTCGTCCAGACTGACTTTCGGGCCGGTGGTTTCGCCGAGGCGACGGTCCATCCCAAGATCCGCGAGCCGGATCAGTACCTGCCCTACCTCGAGGCGGCTTCGTCGATCGTCTGGCGAGCACTCGGTCTGCTGTCAGCCAGTGCGCCGGTTGCCGAGCACACGATCTCCAGGCTTCGCCGGGCGCCGTTCGCCAAGCTCGGGGTACGCGGTTGGACCTACCAGGTCGTGGATATTCAACCTGCGATGATCGCCGCCACGCTCACTCGTGGTGGTGGCACGCACACCTCCCCTCGCTGGCACATCCGTCGTGGCCACTGGCGCCAACTTCAGGATGGCCGCCGCGTTTTTGTCCGGGAATGTGAAGTTGGCGACCAGACGCGCGGTGGCGTCATCAAGGACTACCGCATGGAACTCGCGAGGGCCGCATGACGGACATCACCCTCTCCGACATCCAGCACAAGGCCATCGCCGCCATCAAGGCATGGTTTGAGAACGACACCGCGCGGCAGCCAGTGTTCCGCCTGTTTGGGTACGCCGGTTCCGGGAAGAGCACGATCTTGCGGTACGTGATCGATGCCCTGGGTCTCCGGACCGAACCGGCAGACGGACCCTGTACCAGCCGCGTGTTGTTCGCCGCCTTCACCGGCAAGGCGGCGCTCGTCATGACACGAAAGGGCACTCCGGCGTCCACGATCCATTCGCTGATCTACCGGGTCTCCGAGGCAACACCCGCAGAAATCGAACGTGTTGAAAGGGAACTGTTCGACTTGCAGCGCGGCCTGAGTCGCATGGGGCCCGCGGAACGGGCGTTCGCGGAGATGCAGATCAGTAAGCTGCAATTGCGCCTGACCGACATCCACAAGCCGCAGTTCATCCTGAACGACCAGTCCATGGTGCGCGATGCCGATCTCATCGTCCTCGATGAGGTCTCGATGGTTGGCAGCGAAATGGCCAACGATCTGCTCGCGTTCGGCAAGCCTATCCTGGTTCTCGGCGATCCCGGCCAGCTGCCGCCGATCAAAGGCACCGGCGCGTTCACCGAGGCGGTGCCGGACGTGATGCTGACCGAGATCCACAGGCAGGCCGGCGAAAGCGCGATCATCCGACTGGCGACCATGGCGCGACAAAATCAGCCAATCCCTTTTGGGGCGCATGACGATCTGGTTTGGAAGATGCCACGCGATGCGGTCGGCCCGAGCCAGATGCTGAATGGTGGCCAGGTCATCTGCGGCCTGAACGCGACCCGCCTGCGGTTGAACGTGGCAATGAAACAGGCAGCAGGATTCCCCGGTCCTTATCCCGAAGGACGCGACGAAAAAATCATCTGCCTGAAGAACCGCCACGATCTCGGCCTGATCAACGGTATGTTCGTGACGCTCACGGACATCGAGAATGACGGCCCCCTCGCATTCAGCGCCGCTGTCGCGACCGAAGATGGCGATGTCATAACGGGCCGGCATCGGTTCTACAAAGGCCATTTCGACGATCACGTCCACCCCGATCCGGAACGTGCCCGGCGCGACTGGCGGGACATGCGCGGCCTGATCGAGACGTCCTGGGGTTACGCGATCACTGCCCACAAGGCGCAAGGGTCCCAGTTCCCGACCGTTATCGTCTACGATGACGGATTCGGACGCACGATCGAAGACCGGTCCCGCTGGCTCTACACCGCCATTACCCGGGCGGAATGGGGTCTGGTGATCGTGGCATGACACCAGACCGGATCCCACAAGCAGGATGATCGACTTCAACATCATCCATGCGGCCCCCGTCCATTACGATCTGGATGTGATCGTGCGGCGCCTGCGCGCGACAGCGGAAACCTGGGTGCCGGGCATGTTCCCAAACGGCCGCAGGGAGGGCCACCAATGGCGCCTGGCCAACATCCAGGGGGCGCCGCCGCGCAACTCCGGCTCCTGCGTGATCGAACTGCGCGGTGACCGTGCCGGCGACTGGTTCGACTTCGACGGAAACCAGGGCGGTGGCCCGCTCAGCACCGTAGAAAACGGCGTCCACCTGTCCGATCGTTCGCTGTACGCTTACGCGGCCGACATGGTGGGGTGGACGCCGGCCGCCCCGGTTCGTCAGGAACCGCCGCCAATGGTGGCAAAACCCGAGCGCGATGTTTCGCGCGAGATCGCCTTTATCCGGCAACACGCTGTTCCTATCCCCGGGACACAGGCGGAATCATACCTGCGTGGACGCGGCCTGACCGTACCGACGGACACGGACCTGTTGTTCCATTCCGACCTCACATACTGGGAAACTCGCACCGGGTATGCCGGGATGGTGGCCCTGGTACGGGATGCCGCGGGTGAGGTGATCGCCCTGCACCGGACCTATTTGTCCGAGGATCCCGATCAACCAGGCGTGGTGATCAAAGCCGCCGTCAGCAAGCCTCGCATGATGCTTGGGCGGACTGGCGGCGGCGCAGTGCGCCTCGCGCCCATCGGCCCGGCGGGCGTGCTCGGGCTGTGCGAGGGTATCGAGACCGGCCTCGCCGTCATGAACGCCTGCCATGGGCTTCCCGTCTGGGCCGCCTTGTCCACGTCGGGCATTGAGCAGGCCCTGCTTCCCCCGGAGGCGAAGCATGTCGTGCTGCTGGCCGACCACGATGCCTCCGGCGCGGGTATGCGGGCCGCCGAAGCTGCCGCGGCCAAACTCCGCCTCGATGGGCGCCGGGTCTCGATCGTGATGCCACCCCGGCAGGGCGACGACTTCAACGACATGCTCCAGCGCGACGGCGCGAATGCCATCGCGGCGCTGGTCGATGTCAGCATGCGCGTGATGCCGGAACCGCCCCCACCGCCGCGCGATCAGACCGGGCGGCACCTGCCTATCGGCTTCGTTGAGCCCAAAGGCCCTTTGCCCGTCGCGCGGGCGGATGAGGGCAACCTCAATTTCGCGACGATGCGTGCCTGGAGCCTGCTGCTGGCGGCGAACCGTTCGCCTTGGCTCTACCGCTTGGGAACCCTGCCGAGTTGGGTGGTGCCCGACGATGATGGCCGTCCCAGCGCCGTCACGGTCCGCGAGGAGCGCCTGCGGCATATGCTGGCGAAGATCGCCGATTGGCGCCGGTTAACCGCCAAAGGAGAACTCGCCCCAACCCATCCGCCGCCCGCGTTGGTGAAGTCGATGGTCGCGACCCCCGATCCGGCCTTGCCGATCCTCGCCGGCATCGTCACTGCGCCGGTGTTAGGCCAGGGAGGCGTTCTTCTGACCGAGCCCGGATACCATCCGGACGCGCGGCTGCTGTATCAGCCACCGCCGGGCTTTGTACTCGCATCCATCCCACAATCCCCAACCGGCGAGCAGATCGCAGCCGCCAAAGCCCTGCTGCTCGATGACCTGCTCGGTGATTTCCCATTCGCCGGTGAGTCTGAGCGCGCCAACATGCTGGCTTTGCTGTTGCTCGGCTTTCTGCGGGCCATGATCGATGGTCCCACGCCGCTGCACATGATCGAGAAACCGACGCCGGGCACGGGTGCTACGCTGCTGGTGGATGCCGTCGCCACCGTACTGACCGGCTCCGGCGCCGCGGTCATGACCGAAGGACGCGACGAGGATGAATGGCGGAAACGTCTCACCGCGAAACTGCGGCAGCTGCCAACCCTGCTGCTGATCGACAACCTGCGGAGCACACTCGACTCGTCCGCTCTGGCGGCAGCTCTGACGGCACCGATCTGGGAGGACCGCGTCCTCGGCGTTTCCGATATGGTGCGGCTGCCGGTCCGTTGTGTGTGGATCGCAACCGGCAACAATCCGGCGTTCTCGAACGAGATGGCGCGTCGGCTGGTCCGAATTCGGCTGGATGCCCGCGTGGATCAGCCATGGCGCCGCCAGGCCTTCCGCCATCCCGACCTGATGGGCTGGGTGCGGGCCAACCGGGCCAGGCTGGTCGCCGCCTGTCTGACCTTGTGCCAGGCATGGGTCGCCGCTGGCCGGCCGCGCGGATCCCGGAGCATCGGCAGCTTCGAAAACTGGGCTCAGACCGTTGGCGGCGTTCTCGATGTCGCGGGTGTCGCCGGCTTCCTCGACAATGTCGACGAGATGATGGAAGCCAGCGACACCGAAGGCGCCGCATGGCGCGGGGTCGCGCAGTCCTGGTGGGATCGCTTCGGTACCGCCGAGGTCGGGGTGACCGAGTTGTTCGACCTCGCCATTCGGTCGGAACCGCCCATCGTGGTTGGCGATGGCTCGGAACGGTCGCAGCGCACACGCTTTGGAGCATTGTTGCGGCGGATGCGGGACCGCGTGTTCCAGTTGCCCCATCGGAAGGTCCGTATCGAGGAGGGCCGCATCCTGCACCAAGCCCGCCAATGGCATTTGGTGCCCCAACCGGACGCCGAAGAGGATGAAAACCGCCCGGTGGCGGCACAGGGTGGGAACCTTGGGCCCTCGATGGGAACCTTGGTCGCGGAGGTTCCCATCGAAACCTCCAGTTCACAACAACAAAGTGGGAACCTTGGGAACCTTGGGAACCTTTCTCAACCCTTATGCGCACGCGCACGCGCGCACATGAATAATAGTACGGAAAAAGGTTCCCCAGGTTCCCAAGGTTCCCCGAACCCAGAAAACGACAGCGACTTTACCGGGGAACCTGGGTGGGAACCTCGGAATGAAGGTTCCCCGATCCCTTTGCCTCCATCATGGCTGGAGGACGTGCCGTGATGCATCGCCCGCATGCCCGCGGTCCGCCAGGAAAACCGCGCCCCCTATCCGGACGGACGACGACGGCCAGCTCCGCCAAGAACCAAGCCGTCGCCGCCCTGACCACGTTGTTCCCCCGCTCAGGAGATCACCATGGCTGAGACCAGACTGACCGAAATTCATGCTGACAGAAACACCATCGACCGAGGAGCTCATGCCGAGAACGTCGTCGAATGGAGAATTATTCCAGGATGGCCCGAGTACGAAGTGTCCGAATACGGCGCCGTTCGTCGAAGGCTTCCTGGCGGCAGCCCAATTGGCAAGGTTGGGAGAGTGCTGCGCCACAGCCCCCGCAGATATAAGCATGTCTACCTGCATGGTCAGGCCGGCCGCCGACACTTGACCGTCCATCGACTCGTGGCCTTGGCTTTTATCGGGGACCCTCCATCGCGGAGTCATCAGGTAGCACATTACGACGGCAATCCTGACAACAACCATTATTCCAATCTCCGTTACGCCACCGCTATTGAGAACACGGCCGACAAGCGCCGGCATGGGACGATCCCGCGAGGGGAAAACTCCAGAGCATCAAGGTTCACCGAGGCAGTCGTGCGGCAGATCCGCGCCCTTGGGCGTCGAGGGGTGCCTCAGGAATTGATCGCCGACATTTTCGGAACGACCCAGTCGCATATTGGCAGAATTTTGCGTCATGAATCCTGGAGCCATGTGCAATGAACATTCTTACCCTCGATCTTGGCACAACCACCGGCTTCGCGATCAAGACCGCCGAAGGGGCCATTACCAGCGGCGGCGTCTTATTCCGACCGAGCCGTTTCGAAGGCGGCGGGATGCGCTATCTCCGGTTCCGGCATTGGCTCGATGAAATGGTGAAGCTGAGTGGGACGGTGGATCGCATCTGTTTTGAAGAGGTCCGCCGCCATGCCGGTACCGACGCAGCACACGCGTATGGCGGCTTTCTCGCCCATCTGACTGCATGGTGCGAAGAACACGGCATCCCCTATGAGGGCGTTCCTGTCGGCACCATCAAGCGCTTCGCCACCGGCAAGGGAAACGCCGACAAGGCGGCGATGATCGCGGCCATGAAGGCGCGCGGCTTCAGCCCAGCCGACGACAATGAGGCCGATGCCCTCGCCCTGCTGCTGTGGGCAACCGATGCGCGGGGAGGTCTGGCATGAGGATCTACGACGCGCCCCGACCGCCGCGGTCCTGCTTGGATCTTGGCGCACGCAGCCCAACCACCAACCCCGAGATGGAAGCCCTGCGCCGCCGCGTCTGGCGCGATCAGGGCGTGGCCTCGCTGCCGATCGACGACATCACCGATCCCTGGCTCCGTCAGGCGGTCACGAATGAGGCCACGCGGCGCTGGGGGCCGCGTCAGGGTCGATAATCCGGAGGTGCGCTGCCCCCGATCGTTACAGGGTGCAGCGCTACTTCAGCAATGGCGGGATAACGTGCTGCGGTAACTGTCGGAAATGCATATGCTCTGTGCCTTCAAAAATATCTTGTTTGGCGCTACATCTTTGCACTTATGCCCGGAAGCCATATCCAGTAGTCTCTCGATATTCGGTATCCGTGCGACAGCGCGGCAGGAAACGAAGGATCGGGTCATGGCCAGCAAGCGCAAGCGGAAGACCACCTCCCAACGCGAAGACCTGTCCAAGCCCAGCATCTGGCGGCGCCAGCACGGCGGCTTCACTGAGCCGTTCCGCGACGCGGACCCCGAGACCGGTGTCATCGTGATCCACCGCCGGGCAATCGATCTGCTCGGCAAGCTCGAAACCAACGGCACGATCACCCCGGTGATGCGCGATGCCGGCGATACCTTCCACACGCAATTCCGCAATGCAGCCCTCGATGCGTTGAGCGTCGCGTCGTTGGTGCGGGTCTCTCACAGCGCCGGTGAGACGATCACCGAACTCGCGTCCGCCTCTCGACGGAAAGTGGCTGACGCGATCGCGTCCCTTGGTGGCGTGGACAGCGCGGCGGGTTCCTGCGTGTGGCACGTGGTCGGTTGCGAGACATCGATCCGTGAATGGGCGTTGCGCCAGGGCTGGGGTGGACGCACCGTCGGACACAGCCAGGCGCAAGGCATCCTGGTCGCGGCGCTGGGCGTGCTTGCTGGACACTACAAGCTGGACACATCGGCTCCCGTTCGCAGAACTCCGCGTGCTGATCGTGCGGACCTTGCTCGGGCCGCGTGAGACAGCGATGACGGCACCGTTGCTTTCATGGGAAACGAACCTGATGCCCGGTGACCGATTCTACCAGCGGCCGGCCTGGCGACGGTTCCGCGCCGCCGTGCTGCAGGCGCGTCCCATCTGCGAAGTGCCCGGCTGTGATATTGTCGCTACAAACGTAGATCATATTGTTCCGCGCCGTCGTGGTGGGGCTGACTTCGATCCAGCGAACGTGCAGGCGTTGTGTGCCTCGTGCCATTCGGCGAAGACGGCCATTCGCGACGGTGGCTTCGGGCGGCCGCATCGGCCTGACGCTACCATCCGGCTGTCCGGGTGCGACGTGAACGGCCTGCCGCGCGATCCTGCCCATCCCTGGCGCGCCCAGGCTCCCTGACGCCCCAAGGGGGGATGGGGGGTCAAACCTCTATGCAAGAATGGGGCCATGTCCGGACCGGGCTTTCGCGTTGAATCCCGCGAATATCAATGTGGGGGTGGTAGGCGCCGCGATATCGGAAGTGGGCTTGAGTTCAATATGTTACCGGACGGCGACCACGCTGTGACGGGTCAAAATCCCGCTAAATGAGACATTTTAACGCACAAATCGCCTGAAATTCGGGGCGAATCAGCCCTTTTCTCGCCCGGAAAGGCCCCAAATGACCGCCAAACCCGCGAATACCGGCTGGCCAGCGGACAAGACCGAGCGCTGGCCGCTGGCACGTCTGGCGCCCAACGAGCGCAACGCCCGCACCCACAGCGACGAACAGGTCGCGCAGATCGCGGCTAGTATCCAGGAGTTCGGCTTCACCAATCCGGTGCTGGCCGACGAAACCGGCACCATCATCGCGGGCCACGGCCGGGTGCTGGCGGCTCAGAAGCTCGGGCTGGGCGACGTCCCCGTCATGGTGGCGCGCGGCTGGTCCGAGGCGCAAATCCGCGCCTACCTGCTCGCCGACAACAAGCTGGCGCTGAACGCGGGCTGGGACACCGAGACACTGGCGCTGGAACTGGCCGACCTCCAGGCGATGGGCTTCGACCTGGCGCTGACCGGTTTCAGCGACGCCGAGATCGCCGACCTGATGACGCCGGCAGTGCCTGAGACGGAGGCAGTCGCGCCGGATGGCGAGGCGGACGCGGACGATCCTGCGGACGCCGACGCGGAACCTCCACGCGCCGCGGTGACGCGCCCCGGCGACCTTTGGCGCCTCGGGGAGCATCGTCTGCTGTGCGGGGACTCGACGGACGCGTCCGCCGTGAGCCACCTGATGGGCGACGTCCGGGCGGCGCTACTGTTCACCAGCCCGCCATATGGGAACCAACGGAACTACACCACCGGCGGCATCGGCGACTGGGACGTGCTGATGCGCGGCGTGTTCGGCGGCATCGGTGATGTCATGACCGAGGACGGCCAGGTGTTGGTGAACCTTGGCATGATCCATCGCGACGGTGAGTGGCTGCCCTATTGGCAAGGCTGGATCGAATGGATGCGCGGCCAGGGCTGGCGCCGATTTTCGCTGTCGATCTGGGACCAAGGCCCGGGCCTCCCAGGCGATTGGAACGGTCGGCTGGCGCCCTCGTTCGAATTTATCTTCCACTTCAATCGCGCCGCTCGACAGGCGAACAAGATCGTCCCGTGTCGCTGGGCGGGTCACGTCAACAGCGAGAAAGGCGGCTTGCGCGGCAAGGACGGCACGGTCGGCGAATGGACGCACGCCGGACAGGGCGTGCAGGACATGCGCATCCCGGACAACGTCATCCGCATCACCCGGCACAAGGCGCGCGGCATCGAGACCGAGCATCCGGCGGTGTTCCCAGTGAAGCTGCCGGAATTCCTGATGCAGACGTACACCGATGCCGGTGACATCGTGTTCGAGCCGTTCTCCGGTTCCGGCACCACGATCCTGGCCGGCCAGCGGACTGGGCGCCGGGTGCGCGCGATCGAACTGGCACCGGAATATGTCGATCTGACCATCGCGCGCTGGCGGATGCTGCATCCCGACGTTCCGGTGACGCTGGCCGACGACGGCCGACTTTATGACGACGTGGCCCTGGAACGGACCCGACCGGACGTCGCGGACGCGGCCTGACCGCGACAGCGGCGCGACACACTTCACTCCCCAATAAGCCCACGCAACCGGCCGGCCGTCATGGCG